TCCTCACCCTTCGACAGCAAATGCATATTGTGATGGAGCTTGCAAGGGACGGATGCACAGACGAGACATTGACAAATCCCAGAGCAAGAGAGTGTTGTAATTTAATTTACACAACTTTAACTGGTCAATCTAAACCTCAATTATGAAGCCAATTAAGTTCGTCGCTTGTGGAGACATTCACGGCGATGAACAAGACGCTCCCTCGGTGAAAGCCCTGCTCGCTTTTACCAAGGAATACAAACCCGACCTAGTGGTTTGCATCGGAGACCTCTGGGACTTTCGAGCCATTCGCAAGGGGGCTGGTGATGAGGAGCAAGCATCCAGTCTGCAAAAGGATTGGGACTGCGGGGAGGAGTTCTTGCGGGAGTTCTTTAAGTTTGGGGATGAGAGAATCTTTTTAAGGGGCAACCACGATGAACGCATTTTTGATATGGCTCGCAACAGCCGAAGCGGTCTGGCTCGTGACTACGCCAACGACGGAATAGAGAACATCGAAGCGATAATGAAGGAGACGAAGGCAAGAATGTTTCCCTATGATTCAGTCGGGGGAATCTACAAGTGCGGCGGGCTTTCATTCGTCCACGGCTACGGCCACGCAATGCACTCTGCCAAACAACACGCAGACGCTTATGGGGATGTTATCTTTGGGCATACCCACGCTATCGACTATTTCCGTAGCGTCTCCATCGACCCTCGGACTGGCTACAATATCGGATGCCTATGCAACAAGACCCCAGAATATAATCGAGGCCAACTCCGCAGACTCCGATGGCAACACGGCTGGGCGTTCGGAGCAATCTACCCAGACAAGACACACGAGGTTTTTCAGGCACGGCAGAGGGGCAACAAGTTTTATTTACCTACCGACATAAAAGCATTTTGATATGAAACCACGAAATCCTTGGCAGAAACTTTTGCAACAGCACATCTTCAATCGCTACGCACCACCACGGCCAGAGGGATTTTATACTCGGCCAGAAATTGCAAAACTATGGGGCTTGAAATTGAACACGACCTCAAGACTCATCAAGGATATGATGAAAAACAAAAAACTAGAAATGCGGAAGCACCCATTCATCATCACTACAAAATCAAAACCAGCCCTACGGCAACTGCAAATCTACAAAATACTACCCACAAAGCCCCCTCACAAGTAGCGTGTTTATAGATACTTACAAACTATCTTTAAAAAAGATTCAACCGACCCTTGACAAGTTGTGGGGGTATGATAGAGTGTGGGTATGAAAACAAAAACAGACAACTACCCGATGAAAAGAAAATTCAAAAAATCCCCCAAAGGCTACCCCATAGATTGGTCTGGGAAAAGCGGAATCTATTTATATTCCGAATGGCTTGTCTATTCGGGTTACGAGGGCGGTGGAGCTTGGATTCACACCTATCGTGATGTCGAAGGCGAGAAGGCTCTTAATGCCTATTGGAACGCCAAAGCTGATCGTGAAGAGATTGAGTTTAGCCGCAAGATGGGAATTGTCTCGTAACCAAGAAAGGAACAACCAAATGACTAAAATCCTAATAGCCTATATCATCGGACTAATCGTAGGTGCTGGCTCAACCCTTTTCATAGTTGAGCAACTCCTAAAATAAGTCTTGCCATAACCTCACGAAATCCCCACAAAAAAACAATGACATCCTTCCCACTACCAGCAAGGCCAGTAGCTTCAGCAGTTCCAGCCTCCCATAAAGAGTTTGCTAAACGCACATCCATCGAGGGCAAGTTGAACGGATGGTGTGGCTGGTTCGACCAAGAAACCAAACAAGGCTACAATCGCCACGGCAAGTTTGCCTCAAATCATAATTTGATGGCCGAGCGAATCCTTGGTGCTGGAATCAAGTCTAGGTTTGTTCATTGTGAAATTATGGGACAACGAACCAAGACTGGCAAAGGAACTATCGTAGTGATGGATGCGTTCGACCCCGCCAACCCCAAGCCCTACGCAGAACGGATGAAGGAGATCGAGCACTTGGAAGCCGTCACCTTTGATATCTCAAACAACAAGCTCCTCCGCTTTGTCCGTCTCGCCCACCATAAGATCAATGCAATCTGGGAAGAGATGAACTTCCAAAACAATAAGGCGGGGGAAGTTATCTGGGAAGGCTTCGTGATGAAGGCTCTGGATGATGGCAAGTATCCTTATATTACCAACCCAAACTACTGCTCGCCCTCGTGGCAGAAACATAGGATACGCTGGTGATCTTCGGCCTCGTAGTCTTCATCGGGCTTTTCATCCTCCAAGGGCTACGGCTTTTGGGCAAGCACATCGACCAGCAGAACTATGAACGCAAGAAGTTTTATTTATTCGTGGCCGCCGAGTTGGACAAGATGGACAAGATCGTTGCCGAGGGCAACCAGCCAAAAGAACCGAAGCAACCAGAGCTAGTCCTTCCTAGCAAGAACTGGGTTGGGCGTAACTAAATGAAGCTCTCCCCATCAGCCAAGTTCGAGATTCTTTGGAAGAGTCTGGGCGGGTGGGGGCTGATAAGGGAATACAAGTTTGCCGATGGCAGAAGGTTTCGTTTTGATTACTATCACATCGACGGCGTAGCCATTGAATTGGAGGGCGGGGTGTGGGTGCGTGGCAGGCATACCAGACCCTCCGGATTCCTCAACGATATGGAAAAATACAACCTTGCCGCATCGATGGGCATCCTAGTTTTCCGAATACCCTCTCACGATATCTCTGCCAAGTGGCTTTCCCCGATAATAAAAACCATAAAAGAAAGGACAACCAAATGAGTGAAGAAATGCCTACATTCTGGCATCAAGAACCAGCCAAGAAAAAATTACCAAATGAAACTACTGATGAATGGGTAGTGAGAGTGTTTGGAGCGTTCCCCGATACAGAGTTCGACAGCCGGAATGACTTTAGATTTTTGAACTTACCCAAGACACAGAAAGAAAACGCCGAAGGCTTTGGCGTATTCGATGACGGACAGAAGAAAAAATAAACCAAGAAAGAACCAACAAATGAATGACCAACTAGCAGTACACAATGGCAACGGAGTCTCAAACCACATTCGCCAAGCGACTGATGTGGCGGGGGCTTGTCGTGCCATCGTAAAGGAAACTTGCCAACGCATCGGCCAGAAAGATTATGTTCGAGTTGAGGGCTGGCAAGCCATCGCAGTCGCTCACGGATGCGTAGCAAGCGCAAGAGATGTTGAGCGTCTCGAAGATGGCTATCGTTGCATCGGTGAGGTAAAGAGGATGGACAACGGACAAGTCATATCTCAAGCCGAGGGGTTCTTGGGTGATGACGAAAAGATGTGGTTCGAGCGTCCGACCTATGCAAAAAGGGCTATGGTTCAAACCAGAGCAATTAGCAGGGCTTGTCGTTCGGCATTCGCACATATCGTCGTGCTAATAGATTCTAAATTGAGTACGACACCGGCAGAGGAGATTCCTGCTGGCGGGTTCGAGGATATAAATACAGACAAATACGAACCAGCACCCAAGGCCGAACCAGCCAAGATCAGCAAGGCAGACTTAGCAGATATCACAGCAAAGCTCAACTCCCCCAACAAAACCAACGGCACAGAGCCTAGGGATATGGAATTGAAGTTTGGTAAGTACAAGGGTTCGACCCTTCGGCAGATCGCCGCCTTCGGTGATAAGGGCTTGGACTACTTGGACTGGTTGAGCAAACAAGAACTCAAACCCGGCAAGGACGGCCAGCCATATAAGAATGACATCATACGCAACGAAATCATCCAAGAGATTATTTTGGAAAGCGAGGCGTTAAGTAAAGGAACACCCGATGAAATCCCATTCTGAACTTATCCAAGACATCCTTAACGATGTGAGGAGTAAGGCCGCCGATCTTGAAAGAGAACGATGTGCCGATCTAGTTCAACAACTGGCAGACGGAACGGAGGACGCAGTCATCACCGGAATCTTAAACGAGGTGGTGGTCGCAATAAGGAGGCTCGCAGATGTCAGCCGTTGATGTTCGGATACCGGAAACCAAGTGGTCAATGCTGGAGTGGAATACAACCAAGGAGATACCAAATGAAAATAGCAGGGTTCTTATCTATAATGGAAAAGAAGTTATCGGCGGGAGATACTTACAAGGGGACTATGTCGCCCAGAATTGGGGTCAACAAACCGAAGTCGTA